GGACGCAAACGACTAAAGGAACGGACCTAAAAATCCAACTACTTTAGGAGTCAATCATGAACACACTTAACATGATCCGAAGGCAGATCAAAAAAGCTGCTGCACTTCACGACGCACAAATCAATCACACCTCTTATCGTGGTGTTGAGTATGATACTCGTTGTGTAGAAACCAAAGAGGCCCATGGTACTTTCTGTTACCGTGGTCGCACTTACAGCAAGTGACACTTGTCACCTGTTAAATAATCTGATATACTAGGGGACATAAGTCCCCTTTTTTTATGGAAAAAGACAAACTCAAAATCATTGTTAGAAACCTGAGACTCCTGGTTGACGCACTGGAGAGTGAGGTGTATTCTGATGTCCAAGCATACACAAAGGGTCTGAAGGAAGAACTTCCACCCCTCCCTGATTACGATGAGGTATTTGAAGATGACGAGTGACGACTGGCGTTATACTGAGGAGAGAATGAAACTCCGAGAGCAGTGTCTTAAAGTTTTGTTAAATAGATATGGTGGTACTCGTATCGATCAGGCATCATACACCACTCAAGATATCTACGAGTGTGTAGATACTTGGATCTCACAAGGCAACAAATTAAGTAATGGAATAGTTGCATACTTCAACGCATACTTCAACCATGAAAACAAAAAAAGCAATCAAGTACATTCTTAAACACCCCGAGCTCTTTACAGATGGGGAGAGACTGTACGTAGAAAGAGTAAAAAAAGAACGTAAACTTAAAAAGAAACAGCATGAATCAAGCAAAACTAATCTCAGTAACTCCTGATGCTGAGCAACACATAGCATATTGTGCTCGTGTTTCTAACCCAAACAATCAGGACAATGAGAAGTTTGCGGGACTTCTAAAATACTGTATCAAACATCAACACTGGTCTATCTTTGAACAAGCGTTCATGAGTTTAGAGATTGAAACCACACGGGGTATCGCTGCCCAGGTGTTACGTCACCGTTCGTTCACCTTTCAGGAGTTCTCTCAACGGTATGCTAGCACCAATCTCCTGACTTCATCTATCGAACTTCCTGAACTCCGTCGTCAGGATGACAAGAACCGTCAGAATAGTATCGATGATCTCGATCCTGAGGTTGTTGAGAAACTGGAAAGACAGATGGTAACACTGTTCAGTTCAGCATCCAGTCTCTACAATCAAATGCTAGAGGCTGGTGTCGCCAAGGAGTGTGCCAGGTTTGTATTACCTTTGGCAACACCAACCAAGATGTACATGACTGGTTCCGTCCGCTCATGGATCCATTACATTGAACTTCGTTCAGCTAATGGTACCCAAAAGGAACACATGGACATTGCACTGTCTTGTAAGGACATCTTCAAGGAACAGTTCCCAGTCATCGCAGAAGCTTTAGACTGGTAATAAATATACACATTACAATGGAGACAACGTGGCAACTTACCCTGTAAGAAATAAAGAGACGGGTGAACAGAAGGAAATCGTCATGAGTATTCATGACTGGGATCAATGGATCTCAGACAATCCTTCGTGGGAAAGATACTACACTCCTGAAAACTCACCGGTCATGGGAGTGGAGTTAGGTGAGACCTTTGGTAAACTCTACCAGAAACATCCCGGCTGGAAGGATGTAATCAATAAGGCCCAACAACAACCCGGTTCCAATCTCAAACACTACGATTAATTTTATGCCCGCAAAAAAGAAAACAGGTGTTGGAACTACTTCCAATCCCGTTCCGTTCGGTATGAGTAACAAGATGATGAAGAGAAAGAAACCAATCAATCTCGATTTTATTAAGAAGGTAGAACCTATCACTCCTAATCAGGAGACCTTCTTCAATAAGTATGGAGAGGAACAGAATCTTGTAGCATATGGATGTGCTGGTACAGGTAAGACATTTATTACCCTCTACAATGCCCTTCTCGATGTCCTAGATCCGAAGACACCTTACGAGAAGATCTACATCGTCAGGTCCCTTGTACCCACCAGAGAGATCGGTTTCCTTCCCGGTGACCATGAGGATAAGTCATCCTTATATCAGATCCCATACAAGAACATGGTCAAGTACATGTTTGAGATGCCTGATGACGCATCGTTTGAGATGTTGTACAACAACCTCAAGGCACAGGGAACTATCTCCTTCTGGTCCACATCATTCATCCGTGGTACCACACTCGACAATGTGATTGTTATCGTTGACGAGTTCCAGAACCTGAACTTCCACGAACTTGACTCGATGATCACCCGTATTGGTGAGAACTCTAAGATCATGTTCTGTGGTGACGCCACTCAGTCTGACTTGACTAAACAGAATGAGAGAAATGGTATCGCAGACTTCATGCGTATCTTGACTAACATGCCATCCTTTGATACAATTGAATTTAATGCAGAGGATATCTGTAGAAGTGGACTTGTTAAGGAGTACATCATTGCCAAACTTGAACTCGGTATGTAATGTTTAATCATGTTGAAATAGATTACCCGTCTCTTTCCCGAGAGACGATTGATGGTGTTCGGTATTATGATACTCCTGACGGTAAGAAACTAGTCTCGATTACTTCAGTGATTAGTCATCACAATCGAGACATCTTTACTAAGTGGAGGAAGAGAGTCGGTGTAGACGAAGCAAACAAGATTACCAAGGCTGCAACCAGTCGTGGTACTGATATGCATACACTGACTGAGAACTTTCTACTGAACAAAAAACTCCCTAGTGTACAACCCCTGTCTGATTTCCTATTCAAACAAGCTAAACCTACCCTAGAAAAGATCGATAACATTCATGCTATCGAACAGTCTTTGTTCTCTAAACAATTAGGAGTTGCCGGTACAGTTGACTGTATCGCAGAGTATGAAGGCGAACTTGCTGTCATTGACTTCAAGACAAGTAAGAAACCCAAGCCCGAGAAGTGGGTAGAAGGTTACTATGTACAGTGTGCGGCGTATGCATGTATGCTATACGAAATGACTGGTATTAGGGTCAAGAAATTTGTTATCATTATGTCCTGTGAGGATGGGGAATGCGTTGTTTATGAACAGTATGACAAGAGTAAGTACATCAAAATTCTCACCGAATATATTAGAGAGTTTGTTCACTTTAAATTACAAGAGTATGGCAAAAGCTGAAGAGCTAAGTGTAGATCAACTGATCGAAAAGAAATTCTACAGCAGTCGTACATTTGCTGAAGAGATAGAGAAGATTGTCAAAGACAATGCTGACATGAAGTATGTCGATGCCATCGTATACTTTTGTGAAAAGAATAGTATTGATATTGAATCCATTCCTAAACTTATATCGAAACCATTGAAGGAACGGTTGAAAGCTGAGGCTATGGAGTTAAACTTATTGAAGAAAACATCTCATGCCAAACTCCCTATATGATCAAGGTGAAACCTTTTGATGTGTATAAGTCCTACCTTGGACTAAAAAACCATTTCACAAAGGAGAAGTATGATTACCATCGTTACGGTGGTAAGTCTCGTGCATCTCTTGAGTCTTTCTACAAACGGAAGGACAGGTTCTTTTTTGAAAAATTATCTCGACAAAAAGATGATTCGGAAGTCATTGAATTCTTTGTGTCCAATTTTGTTAGTTGTGATGATCCTCAGTCTCTTTGGATTGGGGAGATTGTTCGACACGGAGAACAGAACTACACCGACTGGAAGAGAAGGTTACAATCACTTACGTATACTTTTAAATCAGAGATAGAAACAGTCTTTACAAATCGTGACTTTGATGGTATGTTTAAGATTGAGGGTAAGCGTCACCCACTTGTCGTCAAGGAACACTTGGCGAAGAACTTATCCCTTGAGTCCATGGTCATTTTAAATAAGATCATTGGGTTCAAAAAAGACTTCGATATTGTATTGGATGACCCTGTTTGGAAGTTCTTATCTATGAGAATTGACAAGTATAATTCCTTTATACATATTGATGTATTTAAATTTAAATCGATCCTTAAGGAGGTAATTATCCATGGCACTTGAGAATGGAACTGTGCTTGAGAATTTGAAGAAGCAAAAGGCTGAGTTGGAACAGCAACTTGAAGCAGGTAGAGAAATGTACCTGAAAGTTCTGGGAGCCATCGATGTACTTGAGCAAATCGAAACCACTAACACAGAAGAACCAGTAGCGGAGACCGAAGTAGTCGAATGAGCTTCTTTGATTCAGAAATAGTTCAGGACGAAATGAAACAGATTGCTGAACTTCAGGAGGCAATCTATGAAAAAGTATTCTCGTTTTCTACCATGAAAAACGAGGATAAGTTAGAGCATGTCGAGATGTTAGAGGAGTTGTTGAAGAAACAACAAGTTCTCTACACTCGGATGAGTTTATCTGACGATCCTGCAGCTAAGACTATGAAGGAGAACATTATTGAGTCGGCTCAACAACTAGGATTCCCTGCTGATGTTGACCTGACCTATGTCTTCAAGAACATGACGAACATTGTGGAGAACATGAGGAAGTCCCTTGACGAGTCCCAATAAATAGTCTATATTACGGGGGTGGTTAGGTCCCCCACCCAAACTTAACCAACAAGCCAAATACATTTAATACGAGGTACAAAATGGGTTTTGCAGACCTTAAAAAACAATCTTCTCTCGGTTCTCTTACACAGAAGTTAGTGAAAGAGGTAGAGAAGCAAAACGGTGGCGGAGGAGGTCAAGATGATCGTCTCTGGAAACCAGAAATGGATAAGTCAGGTAACGGTTATGCCGTTATTCGTTTCCTTCCTGCTCCTGAGGGTGAAGATCTCCCTTGGGTCAAACTATTCTCCCATGCCTTCCAGGGTCCTGGTGGTTGGTACATCGAGAACTCCCTGACCACTATTGGTGGTAAGGATCCTATCGGTGAACTGAACCGTGAACTGTGGAACAGTGGTAGTGAAGCAGACAAGGAGACATGTCGTAAGCAGAAGCGTAAACTTTCCTTCTACGCAAACATCTACGTTGTACAAGACAAAGCCAATCCTCAGAATGAGGGTAAGGTCTTCCTGTACAAGTTCGGTAAAAAGATCTTTGACAAGATCATGGAAGCAATGCAACCTGAGTTCGAGGATGAGACTCCGATCAATCCCTTTGACTTCTGGCAGGGTGCAAACTTCAAACTCAAACTGAAGAAGGTCCAGGGTTACTGGAACTATGATAGTTCAGAGTTTGATCGTGTGGCTCCACTTTTGGATGACGACGATGCTATGGAAGCAATCTGGAAGAAGCAGTATTCACTTACTGCATTCACAGCACCCGATCAGTTCAAGTCCTATGATGAACTGAAGAAGCGTCTTGATTATGTCTTGGGCAATAAGTCCACCCGTAGATCAACCGTAGAGGAAGAGACTGAGTATGATAACTACGCAGCAACAGAACGTAAGACCATTAGTGAAGAAGAGATCACTAAGAAGCTCGAAGACTCGTACCAGTCTTCAAAAGCAAGTGATGACTTCAACGCTCCTGATATTACTGTCAGTAAAGGAGATGATGAAGACGACCCGATGAGTTACTTCAGTAAGCTTGCCGAGTCCTGATATAAAAATCGCATCTTAATTATTAAATACCCGGAAAAAAATTCCGGGTATTTTTTTGCCCTATAAAGCTCAACTATAAAGTCTGATGTTCTCTCCTCTTACCAATCTGTCAGAGACATACTGACTTGATCCTGGTGTATATGGCATGAAGTCTTGCTGATCTTCAATCACCAGACCAACATAGATTGGTTTTAAAAGAAATATATTTCTCTTCGCGTCTTGTATTCTTGTCTCGTAGATGTAGTTTGATACAGGATACACTGATGATCTTGTCACCATTTGATTCAATCCCACATCAAAGAAAGACATACTATAATCACTAGGAACAATGAGACCTTCAGGAATTATGGTCTTACCATTGCTATCTTCAATCAAATTTGTTTCATGATGTCTTGTCTCATATATTTTTTCAGTTGAACCATACTTATTGTTCAGGTAATTGTCAAAGGCTTCTTGAGACCATGGCCACTCTGTAGCCAGGTTTACGATATTGTTAGACAACAACACTACCCAATCAAGGTTCTCATCACCATACTCATCGTATGCTACCTCATCAGGTCTCTTATCACCAACGATTTGATATTTGGTAAAGAATGTGAGATCCCCAAAGATATCCTCTCTAAGTTTCCCTCTCTTAAATATGTTCTTGACCTGTGTGTAGTCAGAAATACTCTGACCATTTTTGGTCCTGTTGACATAATCAAAGTCAGGTATATTTCTGAAGTATTTTTCTGCCATTAGTATCCCATGTCCGTTGGATTTTCTGTGTACTCATTATCACCAGCATAGATTGGCATGACCTCACTGAAAGACATTGTGAGATCATAGGCAGTTAATGAACCTGTCCCTTCATATGTTGCATAAGATCCATCAGGTGTGTAATTAACCTGAAAGTTCGTCATAGCACAAGGCTTGAACTTATTTAGATAGGGGTGTTGATTTCCTTCTTCATAAACATATTTTAACTGAAAGAGTCTCGGCGATCTAAGAAATAAATTTGAGCTTGATCTTTGAACAGCCATGTTTCTCTTGAATGCAAAAATAATTTCTCTAATTACTTCTGATTCCTCCTTAAATCTAGGAGTTAGTCTAAAATTAAAATTAAATGTTCGTAAATTAGGACCATTAAATAACAACTCTAGGTTGGGATTGATCACCATTCCTGTGGATCTTCCTACAACATTAGCACCCACTGCTTGACCAGCAAAATAAGCTGCTGCAAATGAACTCAATTGTTTATCAGAGGCCATGGCTTTGAGATTTTCAAAACCCTCCACAATTGCTGCTCCTGCTTGTTGAATATTACCTGAATTAATAAGTGAAGAAGCAATTGCAGCTGCACCCCCCTGTACAGGATTGAGTTGATCGTCTGACCAGTTGACCGCATTAGTCTCACTCAATTGAGGTTGCATTGGAAATATTACTCTTTCATATGCAGGCCCCAAGTTTTTATCTACCGCTCCATATTCTCCTCCCTTGCTTATTAAATTCCCCAATCCCGATGGTACATAATCATGAGCGGTGATACTTATATAATCATATTTGAATGGACCACTAGGTTCATCTAATGGATATCTAAGTATTTTACCTGGTTTAGCTTTTATTCCTGTACCCTTACCTTTAGGTCCACCTCTTCTGTCATCTTCTGATTGTGCTGAAAGCACCGATTGATTATTACCATCACCATCACCATCATCATTCGTTTGTTGTTGCTGACCTGTGACTTGTCTAGATGTTTGTACACCTTGGGAATTTACTTGAGCTCCAGTCTTGGGATCCACTACTAGTGGAATATTGTTATTAAAAAATCCTTCTCTTTTATTTCTTGCTACTGCCTGAGTTGCATAATTATTATTGTTATTAAGTACTGCAGCCCTATCATTGTTAAATGTTGGAGCTCCATTAAGGAAAAAAGCTTCATCGAATGTTTTATCGGTTAATGGATCAAGTCCTTTAGCTTTTAGGGAATTATTAACAAAAGTCTTGTACTGATTTTTATTGTTTAATCTCCATTTGTTTGAAGTACCATCCTGGTATGTCTCAGCTAACTTCAACGCTCCTATTGTAGATACCCCAGCTGGAAGATAAATCTCCATCTGACCCGTATCAGTATTGATACGTTGTTCTACAGTTACTCCATTCCATGTTTTGTTTTGCTTTATAACTGACATTACACCAGGAGTATTTTAGTTATTTATCGTGAAATTTTGATATGGAATGGCCCTTAAAGTTTTAAGTTCCATAGGATAAACCCTATACAAACTACTCTGAACCTCGGGCCATGTATAATTTCTACTCGCACCCCAATGGAAGTTGATACCAGTGAAACCCCAACGGTTTATACTAGTCACAGCAACTAATGGGAACCTATCATACTCAACCCTAGGAGTCTTTGCCTTGTAGATAAAGGTAAAGTATTGTCCTACATTAGGTATCACTTCCACATCAGTCTGCATCTTATCAATAAGTTCAAGCATCATATCATCTTCATCTCTCAATGCTTTGATACGATTGACCTCCATATCGTCCTCAAAACGATTGATGGTACTAGTTAGATACTCCTGTTGTTCTTCATCCACGGGCTGGAGCTAATGCTTTCTGTGGTTTAGGTGCAATCTTTGGTCTAGCACCACCTGACATTGGCTTACCTTCACCTGGTGGTAAAGCCTTCTGTGGTTCTACCTTTACGTTGACCTTCTGAACTCCTTGATTATCTCTTGAGAGATTATTTTTTGCTGGTCCAATAGCTTTCTGTCTACTACCAGCCATGGCCGTTGATGCTGGACGGGCAGAGATCTGTTTGTGTTGTGGTGGTTGTTTGGCTGCTGCAGTCTTCTTTTGGACCATTGATGTTTTCTCTGGTCTCTTAGCAAGAGCACCAGCTCTTTCAGGTTTAGGTGTGGCAGCTTTGTTTTTAATACGATATCTTCCGTCTACGGGTTCAGCAGCTTTCTCAGGTTTCTCGGGTCTGGGTCTCCCCATTCTATCTTTAATTGCACCACCAGCTGCCTTGGCTTTATCCAATGCGTACTTACCTAAACCAATGCTAGGTCTCTTTTTAAATGACTGGTCGGTTCCACCTGGTCTATAACCACTATCACCCTTAAAAGATCCAGAAGCACTGACAGCAGACTGTGCTTGAGAAGATGCGTCTTCTTGGAATTGATAAAACGATTTCATTCTTCTAAATCCTTCAGTGCGGTTCTTTCTCTTACATAACGAGAGTAGCCAAAGGTTACTGCGAGTCTTAAAAACTCATCAGCCGGACCATATGATAGGTCCATACTATTTATTTGTTTTGGATAAGCGTTTATCAATGTATATGTCATTGACTTTTTGTTTTCTCTTGACTCATTAATTGGTTCAAATTCTGAATGGTCCTTTTCAAATTTGGTGATGAATAATTTATCACACTTATATCCAGTGTTTTTACCACCATAATAATTCATCCTATAATTAACAATAGGACTTTTATATGCATCTCTTGCTCTTATAGGACCAACACCACTCATATAATCAACCCATGCTTCAAAGAATGCAACAGTATCGTAATTATTATCCACAATAAAGGTCATACCTATTTCATTCTCGTATGCTCTTCTGTAAGGTATCTCCTCCACCACACCATGATAGTCAGCACTCACTGAGTGAGTTAGAAATGAAGTTCCAGGAGTTGTTGTAAGGATACATCTGAGTTCTACATCCTGCCTAATCAAATCAGAAAGACCTCTTGCTTTCATAAAAGTATTCACTACAGCTGGTGGAGTAAATTTAACCACGTAATTATTGGGGGTCGCAACGTTGAGGATACGACTTTTGATCAGTGATGTCTTGATGGGTTTGGGTTCTGGTTCCCCTCCTAAACTTGCCATCTAAATACTTACTACTATCATACTATGTATAACTGATGCCCAGAGGATCTAAGTATCATCAGGGTAGATTTCATCCTCAAAATCCCGAGAAATATATGGGGGATGCAAGGAACATTGTCTACCGTAGTAGTTGGGAACTTCACTTTCTCAAGTGGTGTGACAGGAACGATGCTGTCCTCAAGTATGCATCAGAGGAGTTCTCTATTCCTTATGTAAGTCCGGTTGACAATAGAGTACATAGATATTATCCTGATGGTATAGTTCAAATACGTCATCAGGACGGTAGGGTTTGTCGATACATCATCGAGATCAAACCTGCTAAACAATGTCTGGAACCTAAGAAGTCTGGAAAGGTAACCAAGTCCTTCATCAAAGAAGTTACCACCTACGCAGTCAATCAAGCCAAATGGAATGCTGCGAATGAGTATGCGAAGGACAATGGTATTCAGTTCAAAGTTCTCACAGAACATGACCTGGGTATCCCAACACCAAAGCGTCGAAAACGCAACTAAATATTGTTACTGAAATCTTTATCAGATATTATGCCTTTACCAAAGATTGCTACTCCAACTTATGAACTTGAGTTGCCTTCCACTAAACAAAAGATTAAATTCAGACCCTTTCTAGTTAAAGAAGAGAAGTTGTTGGTCCTTGCATTGGAGAGTGAGGATACTAAACAGATCACTAATGCTATCAAATCTGTCATCAAAGGTTGCATTTCAACCAGAGGTATCAAGGTAGAAAATCTTCCCACCTTTGACATTGAATATCTGTTCCTCAATATTAGAGGTAAGTCTGTTGGTGAAGAGGTTGAGGTTAATATCATTGCACCTGATGATGGTGAAACATCCATCCCTGTGAAGATTGATCTTGATGATATTAAGGTCATTGAAAATGAGGATCATAATAAACAGATCCAACTTGATGATAATCTGATGATGGAGATGAGGTATCCTTCACTCGATCAGTTCATTAAAAACAACTTTGATTTTGATGATACCACTGTAGATAAATCCTTTGAATTGATTGCCACTTGTGTGGATAAGATCTACAATGAGGAAGAGGTGTGGTCTACTGATGATGTATCCAAGAAAGAAGTAATTGATTTCTTGGAACAGATGAGTTCAGTTCAGTTCAAACAGATTGAAAAATTCTTTGAGACAATGCCAAGACTTTCACACAAAGTTGAGGTGTATAATCCAGTCACAGATGTGAAGAGTGAGGTTGTGTTGGAAGGACTATCAAGTTTTTTCGGATAGGCCTAGTGCATATGGATCTGGAGAATTACTTCAGATTAAATTTTGCCCTCATGCAGTACCATAAATATTCTTTGACAGAGATTGAAAACATGATGCCTTGGGAACGAGATGTCTATGTTGCTTTACTTCAAGAACATTTAGAGGATGAAGAGCAAAAGATGAAGGCACGGAATGGCTAAAAACCAGAACAACAATTTGAATATCGAAGAGCTCAGGAAGGAATATGAAGAGTTCAAGATGCTTGGTGTCGATGAAAAGACACTTAAGAAGATTGAAGATGCAATAAATCAACTTGAAAAGAGAGAGGAAGAAAAAAAGAAGAAGAGAAAGGAAGCTGAAAAGAAAGTTGCTGAGATAACCAAACAAGCAAAGGAGGAAGAGAAGAAAAAGAAGGAACAGAAAAAGAAAGTTGCTGATAATGTCAAGAAATTCACAAAAGAACAGAATAAAAAGGAAGAGGAAGATAGAAAAGATTTAGAAGAGATTGATCAAGAGATTCTTGACATTCTTGGGATGGATAAGTTTGACGTTGAGATGGATCCAGAGGAGTATAGAACTCTTTTACTGGAGAAAATTCAGGAGAACAAACAAAAAGGTCAAGATAGTTCTAATGCAAAGTTGGCTAATGAAAGAAAGAGAGTAAGAGGTTCTGATAAAAAATACACGGCTCAAAAAAAGAAGACGGTCAAACCATCCAATTTTGTAGGTAAAGACACAACAAAGAAAGAAGAACCACAGAAGATTCAGACAGATAAATTACTTCCCTCTGCCGGACAGACTGGTGGTTCAATGCAGGGAGAGGATATTGATGCTCGTATTGAAGAAGTAAAGGCAGAGATAGAAGAAGATACTAAACAGAAACTCCTTCCTCTATCACAATCACTTGATGATATTGCTAAGACTTTAGAGGGTATCCTTAATACTAATCAGAAGAAACTTGAGATAGAGAAACAAGCTGCTCGTGATGCTGCGAAGAAAGAAGAGACTGCAGGGTTCAAAGAGAAGGAAGGAGAACTTGAGGATGTAGATATTGATAAGAAGATCGAGGAGGGATTGGAGAAGAAATTAAATCCCACCACATCCATTTTTGATATGATACTTGGGTTCTTTAAAAATCCTGCAAAGTTTCTCGGTGGTTTAACAAACTTCTTGAATGATTTTATCAACTTTGCAAATGGTATTATACAACAGGTATCACAATTTATATTCTCACCTTTTAATGCAGTGATCAACTCTATTAATGGTGCATTGAATGAACTTGAATATGCATTGGCACAGATTGCTAAAATAATTCCTGGTGTACCCACCCCCCAGTTCCCTAATATTCCCGTTCTCGCACTTCCTAACTTACCTACCATTCCTCCAAATGCTTTAGCT